CTGGAAGCATTCTGTATACTTGCTCCCTGTATTGTTCTTCGCTCCTTATGTTCGTCTTTTAAGTAGTACGTGATTAAGTCAATTACTGCCAGCTCTAAGTCTGCTGGCGTAGCACTGTAACCTGCTGTATAAACTACCTTTACTGCATCTACCCCTCGTGGCCAGTTCTTATAACCAGAAGATGTAGTTCTTAGTACACTATCTGTGCTTCCATCTAAAGAATACTCATAAGCTCCTGTTGTGAGTGTGGTATAAGCATTATTGTATGCATTTCTTTCTTGCACACTTACAATGGCATTTACAGGGCTTTCAGTTAGCTGTACTATATGTGTGCCCCAGTTAATATTAAAAGTTTCCGTCTTATTAGACGAATAGAAATCTACAATACTGTTTCCACAATAAGTTTTTACTAATTGACTCACAGAAGGAATAAGAGCATTTATTCTCAAGTCCTCTTTTGGAGTTGTCAAGCCTTCTGCATCTTTGTATGTTGCTAATGTAATTAAATCTGCCATAAGTTAATTAGTAAAAACTTAGGGGAGGAAATCCTCCCCCAGTTTCCATGATTACCAAGGTAATCAGTCGTATCAATTACTGATACTCGATTCGTACTGCAGGCTCGTTGTTTGTTACGCCAGCAACCAACTCGTTAAATCCGAGAGATTGTGAGGCAACGATAGCCGTTCGCTGACCAGCTACTTCGTAGTCAGTCTCAATGCTAACACCCTTCAGTCTGGGGATAACATAGTTACGTACGTTAACGGCAACGGCAGCTGTTCCTGTAAAGGCTCCAGATTCCTTAGTACCTTGTGCGAGTGCATCAGTTGCAACCACAGGTGATCCGTAGATGCTTCCAACGGCACCGATCAGCTTCATTGCTGTGTCGGAACCAACTTCTGACACGTCAGAGAAGGCTGCATCAGCGATGAGGTTGTAATACTGGTCAATACCAACGATGTATGCAACATCATTAGGATTCATACCATACTTACCCATCTCAGATCGGATGGAAAGCAAGTTAGCGCCAGTAATAGCATCGGAAGTTCCAGATGCATCGGGGTCAGTTACGAGAGCAGAGTCTGCTGCGAGGAAAGATCCAGAACCGTCAGTTCCAGCTCCACCTACGAGACCTGCAAAGGATGAGTTACCATTAAGAATGGCAGAGTCGATTGCCTTTGCGTGTGCTCTTGCGAGTGCGGAAGTAATAATAGGTAGAACACTTATCACTACTTGCTCGTCGGTGTCATTCGCTATGAATGTACCTGATACGAGTCTGAAAGCCTGTAACAACACACGATTAACGTTGTAGTTGTTATCAGAGGCACCAGCTTCTTCCAATAGGTTGTTAGCTGTTTCCAGACCAGTTGCATTGAAGTTTGCATTTTCAGTATCGGGTGCGATTGGTAGTACAGTTGCACCAGATGCTACAGCAATTTCACGGAAGAGAGGAGCAACCTTCTGCTCTAATCTTACTTCCTCTTCAAAAGCTTGTGAAACATTTACGTCGATACCAGCTGCGCTAGTAGCGTCATAGGTTACGCCAGCTTTTTGTAAAACGTCTTTCGCAAAGCCAGTGTCCCAGCCCTTGCGAGTAATCTTACCAAGGATGTGTGCTGAAAGAAAATCTTTCTTGAATGAGCTAACATCCTGACGTCCACGATTTTCGAAAACACGCTTTGAATCACGCATCTTTTCAATTTCGTCAGACTTCTCTTTAAGCTCTGCTGCGTGCTGCTTAAGGACTTCGTCCATTTCAGCATCTTTCTCAGCCATCTTAGCTTCTACGTCTTGAACCAAACGCTCAGCGCCTGATTCTACAGCAGTTGCTACAGCTTGCTTAACTTCTTCTTCCTGCTGAGCTTTGGCTTCTGCTTCCGCAGTTGCTTTCTCTTCAGCTTCCTTTTTTACAGCTTCTTCAGCTGCTTTTTGCTCGGCTTGCTTCATGGCTATCTTAGCAGCAGTTTCCTCAGCTACTTTTTTAGCAAAAGCTTCCAAGTCAACGGGTTGAGTTGTCTCTTCAGACATTGTTATCTCCTTTTGGACTTGCGCCCCGTCACTATTAGTGAAAGTTTTTTTGAACTCTTCGTACTCCTCCATGGAGTCAAAAGACTTCGCCAGTGAAAAAGTAGCTGATTGATTACATGGTACAGATACTACCGATACCTCAAACAACTCAGCGTCCTTTATCTTTAAACCGTCGGTTTCCTCGATATAATCAGCGTCCTTGACTCGGAAACCAACAGAAAAGGCTCCAAGAACACCGTCTTTAACTAAATCTACAACATCTTTGGCTGCTTTGCTAATTTTAGCAGTCAGCTCCAGTCCATTCTCAGTAGTTTTTAAGCCAGTGGCTCTACCGATAGGTCTGTTATAATCATGGTTGAAAAGAATAATGGGGTTCTTTTCAAAATTTTTCAACCCACCTTTAGTCCATGCATCAACTGAAATTGAGTCACCTGCGCGATCAAAGTCATGTGTGCTTGCCATACCACGAATCATAACACTACCATCTTCGTCAGTATGGGACTTAAAAGTAGAGGTGAGATTAAATACTTTCTCCATTTGCCCCCTCTGTTTCCGCTTCTGCGGTCTGTGCCTTCTTCAGCTCCTCCAAAGGATCAGCTTCTACAGGCTTTACGTTAGTCAGTCCACGCATAATATCGGGACAAAACGATTTAGTATATTTCTCCATAATCGACCACGATCCAAATATCTTCTTTACAGTAGGTATTTTTATCTCTTTCGGTCTATTCTCATCGAGTGAGAAATCTCTTGGGCTAGGAATGTATCCTTTCTCTGCGAAGTACATTGCCATTGTAACTGCCATCTGTTTCTTTTGTTTTGACGATCCCGCCATTTATTCTTCCTCTTCTTCTGTGGGTCTGCCGCCTTCATCAGGATTTGCTGCACTTCCCGCTATGTTTGCAGGTATCCGCACATCATCTTGTCCGTCTACAGAATCAAAACCAAGCTGCTCTCGTGCTTCGTTTACTGTAATTATACCGCCGTTTACGAGGGCGGTATAGTATGACGACTGGTCTCTTAACTCAGGCTGTAAAGCTGGTATATCTGTAATATCTTCTTTTATGCTGAAACCGAAATATCTTTCGAATCCAAAGTTTATTTTTCGAACTATAGGTAGTATAGTCTCAAGATAATATAATCGTAAATTCGGGCGAATGTTGGCGTTGTTACCAGAGTCCAGTAAAATTGGAGGGACTCCAAGCGCCTTCAATATTATCTTTTCGTTTTCTGCTATCGAATTTTGAAAATCTAAATCTTTAAAATTTGTATTTGAGTACGAATCTATTTCAATACCGCCATCCAGAATTAAAGGTCTTTTTCCGCCTGCATCTGGTCTATATCGTACTCCCCAGGATTGTATCATTCTCTCCTTGATCTTCTCTGACAGCGTATTTGGGCTTTTCAGTACAAGACCTGGGACTGCTCCGTTCTTGAAAAAGTTATCCTGAAACTTTCTCATACTTGCCATGAGCTGCATAGTTCTAAGAGCGGGGCTGAGTCTAGGAACTCCTCTATATATTGAGTAGAAGGAGTTTTCTTTGATATGAATTATCTCTTTGGGAGAGTAGTCAACGTCACTACTAAATGTATACTTCTCTACATAAGTATCTTTGCTAGAGTGAATCTGCATCTTGCTAGAAGGAAGATGATATAGATGTACTCCATCAAAATATATAAAGATGTTTCCGTCTAGTATAAAATCAGTTACTAGATTTCTCTTAAAGGTATTTATATCCTGAAAGAGATTCGGCTCGTAATTTAAAAGCGTATCTACTTTTGCTCGCTTTATTCCTTTTAAAACACCGTTTAATCGCTGAGACCCTTGGACTATTGCAGGTATCTCTGCTGAGTCATCTACAATCATATTAACTGCACGATTTACGATTTCTAGCTCTTCGTACTGTCGTTCATAGCTGACAGTAGGCTCACGAGTACCCTGTGTATCACCACCAATGTACTGCTGAGAAGGATTTAACTTTTCTTCGTCTTTCCTTCCTAGAAATCTGTCATACCATGCCATGTTTTTCTCTTTGTATCTCTACCCAGCGTATTTGTTTTCGTGCTGTTCCTAAACCTGGGTCTCTTCCATATACTTTATGTAGTTGTTGGTGGTGCTTTCGACACAGAGTAACAGTATATTCGTAAAGTTCGTCGTGGTGTTCCTCTATAAAGTCTTCTCGTATTGCCAGAATGTACTTAGGGTCTAGATCGTTTTTCTTCAACCATTTATGCACTAAGGGTGCAAGCGAATAGTAATGGTGAAAATCAAGTTGAGTTTCTGCACCACAAATATAACACTCCGATGCCTTTTCGTACTTATTCTTTGCCTTGTCTCGAATATACTTTACTACGTCTCGTTTCAGTTCAGGCATCAGGTTTTTGAATTTCTAAATTTTTATTAAAAGAATTATACCTAGTTTGGGGTATCATGTCAAACATTATTTTTGACCAGGTATCCTAAAAACTTATTGCCGAAGTCTCAAATGAGTATAATGCATACCTCAACGCGTCGGCCATGTGCGATGCATAATTGTGTTTCGGTTTC